CGATGCCCTTGCGCGCCCAGTCCAACGGGTTGTCGGCGTCGGCCCAGGCCCGGAACTTGTCGCCCCACGACGAGATCTCGTCGCCGATCTGGCCGAAGTCCCAGAACAGGTCGAGCTCGGTGGCCATGTGCAGCAGGCCGGCCGGCGACGTGAACTGATCGAGGATGCCCATCGTGTGATCCAACGGGATGGCACCGAAGCGGTCGCCACGCTGGCTGCGGTTGTAGTCGTCGAAGGCCATCTCGCCGCGGATCCGGTTGAACTCGGGCGACCACGAGTTGTCGACCCGCGACGGCTCCATGTCGAGCATCCCCCGCTCGATGGCCCGCAGCTTGAACATCTTGGCGGCGTCCGCCGACACCGCCTTGGGCGCCGGGTTCGACGTCATCGCAGCGAGAATGATGCGGGTCTGGTCGAGCCCGGTCTGCTGGGGCCGGGGAAGCTGCGGCGCCATCGTCGCCTCGCCCGGCATCGTCTGCTCGTCGTCGCCCCGGCTGTTCAACCGGTCGTCGAGGCCGAGGAGCAGTTCGGTGATCGAGTCCTCGTCGGCCCCGTCCTGTTGGATCAGGTCCATCTTCACCAGGTCGGGCAAGGGCGGCAGCGTGGTGGCGAACTCCAACTCGGACACCCGGCGCAGGTTGCGGTCGATGCGAGAGACGTCGAGGCCGACAGGGGCGAAGTCCGACGACGGGGCCAGCTCACTCGTCGCCGCGTAGGAGTCGGTCACCGCTTGACCCTCGCCAACGAGATCGGCCCGTCGTCACCGCGCAGCTCGACGGCGTCGTAGCCGTACTTGCCGGCCAGGGCATGGGCGGCACGCACCTGGGCGCCGACGTCGTCGAGGCCCCGGGCGTCGACCTGCCAACGACCGTTGACTTGCTTGGCCGTCATCTCCTCGACGACGGTGTCGAGCTCGTCGGGGGCCACCTGCAACCACTTGCGGGGCAGCTCGTCGGCCCGCTTGACCCACACCGGCAGGCCGTTGGGGTCGCCGACCACCGGATCGGCGGTCCGGGCCACCGTGTAGCCCGAACCGCCGTCTCCGTAGACGTGTTCGCGCACCCGCTCGAACCCGTCGATCGTCGGCACCGAGACGTAGCCGACGACGTTGTGGCCGCCGAGCCTCTCGACGTGGTCGGCCAGACCCTTGACATAGCGGCGGGCCCGCTCGTCGATCGGCAGGTGCCAGCGGTCCACGCCGCGGGTGCGACGCTCGACGACGAGCGCCGCCTCCTCCAGACTCGGCGTGATCGGCACGGCGTCACGGCCGGCCCGCAGCATCCACATCGGATCCTCGGCCTCGGCCTGGTAGGCCAAGTCCTCGTAGTCGTCGTGTCGGGTGGCGATGCCGTCGTTGACGAACGCCCAGTCGGCCACCTCCGACGCCTCGGCCGGGCTGATGCCGAACACCAGGGTGGCCCCGTCGCCGAGGTCGATTCCCGTGTAGCGCTCGTGCAGCTTGGCCGGCCCCGGGAAGATCGCCCACTGCGTGTCGGCCAGGGCGTCGATGGCCGACTGGGAGTCGACGAGCTCGTCGGGCTTGACGAGACGGCTCATCAGCCTCGGCCCCTCGGTGATGCCCCGGCCGAGGCGCACGGCGCCGATCTCGGCGGCCCGGGGATTGGGCTTGTCCAACTCGAACACCAACGAGTCATAGGGCAGGAACCCGGGGTACGCCGACAGGTGGGTGTCGAGCACCGTCGTCGGGTTGCGCTGGGCGGCGGCCCGCACCGAGGCGAGGTCACGGACGAGCACCGGCCTCGACGACATCCACCGGGGGGTCCCTTTGGGCCCCTCGACGGCGGGGAAGCCGCGGCGGTACACGGCGTCGACCCGGTTGGGTTGGCCGATGACGACGGCGTCAACCGGTCCGACGTACACGTCGATGTCGTCACCGGTCGGGTCTTTGCCCTTGAGTACAGACTGAGGCATCCAGTCGCCCGGCAGCGTCGCCAGGGCGCCCGGAGCCGACACCGGCTCACCGTCGTCATCGGGGGTGTAACGGACCCGCAGCCGGACGTCGGTGTCGGCGTCGACGCCCACCAACCTGCCGTTGCGGCCGACCGTCAGATCGTCGTCGAAGGCGTCGAGCGCCCTGGCCACCTCGGCCACCTTGGAGGTCAGCTCGGAGGCGTCGATGTCGTCGATCCTCCCGCCGAGGAGGTCGTTGTAGAGCGTGGCCGTGCGACCCTCGAGCAGTCCCTCGTCGACGACCCGGTCGAACCGGGCGACGTCGACGGGGGCCGACGGCCGGTTGGCCGACTCGTAGCCCTCGATCCAGCCGCCGATGCGTGCCGCGGCGACGTCGTCGACCCGGGCCAGGGTCTTGGCCTGGGCGGTGCGGTCCTGCGGGGTGGCGATGAAGCGGGCCTGGCGCTCGGAGATGCCGGGACGGATCGGGGTGCCCGCCATCGCCCCGACGTCACGCTGCTGGCGCCACGCCTCGTAGCCCTCGGCGTCGGCTCCCCGCTTGCCGGCGTACAGCGCAGCGCCGGTGAGCAACCGGTCCTTGGTCGAAATCGTCGGGTCGACGACCTTGGCCGGCAGTTCGGCGACGAACTTTCGTCTCGACTCGCCGAGCGCCCGCATCAGGTCGCCGGGCGACGGCGGGGCCGGCGGGTAGAGCTCGGAGGGGTTCTGGCCGATCGGAGCGGCGGGCGGGGTCGGGGCCTCGGTGTCGATCGGCGGGCCGAGGTCGGCCGGCGCCATCACATCGGTCATCGCTGGTACTGCTCGAGCGCCAACTGCGCCCACTCACGGAACACCTGCGACGCCTGCGGATTGGTGGCCCAGGCCTGGAGGGTGGCGATCTGCTGCTCGCTCGGCACGTCGGAAATCGGCATCGGCATCGACAACGGGGTCGACACCGGCTCTTGCGGCCGCTGCGTCGGGGCGGTCAGGCCGCCGGGCAGCCCACCGGGCGCCGGCTGGGTGAATCCGCCCATCGGCGGCATCGGGGAAGGCTGTTGCGGCGCCGTCGGGCCGTCGACGGAGGGCAGTTCAGCCTGGAGCTCGGCCAGATCGGCCTTTTCGCCGTACGTTCCCGACTGAGGCGAGCCCTGGCGGCCCACGGCCGTCGTCATCGCCGCCACGTCGACGTCAGTCATCTCCTAGCCCCCCATTTGACTTCCCGCGAAGCTTCCGGACCCCAACGGGACCGACAACCGGGACACCTGCTCAGGAGGGCCCTGACCGCCGCCCATCAGCCCGGCCAGCACGTCCTGGGGCGCCGGCGCCGTCGGCGGTGCAGGCCCACCGGCGGCGCCGGACATCGGCGGCGGCCCCGGCATCAACTGGCTCCCGTCGAGACCGCTCGTCAACATGTTCTCCTGGGCGGCCTTCTGCGGCTCGATGATGTACTTGGCGTAGACGACGTCGAGCGAGTCGCCCTTGCGGACGTCGCGGATCATGCGGACCAACGCCTCGGGGTCCAACTGACCCGACTGCGACTTCATCAGCAGATCGGCCTTCAGCTGCGCCTCGAGCTCCTCGGCGAGCACCCGCGAACGGGTCCGGGCGACGTCGACGATGCCGGGGATGTTCTCCTGGGCGTCCTCGGTCGAGATGATGCCCCCACCACGCAACTGGAGGGCCAAAACGGCGCTCTGGGCGACGTCACGGCCGTAGCCGAGGCCGTATTCGACCGTCACGTGGGCCCCGAGGTCGATGTCGGAGCGGCGGAACTCGATCTGGAACTGTTGGGAGCCGTTGGTGCCGGCGATCGTGCGCTCGGGGCCCTCGGAGGCGTCGAGAACTGTGCACACCCGGATCGCCTGGGCCGCCATGCGCTCGAACAGGCTGTGATGGGAGGCGATGACGGCGTTCTGCACGCCGAGCGTGGATTCCACGAACTTGCTGCTGGCCTGGGACTGGGAGACGTCGCCGGGACGGTTCTTCGGCCAGCGCGCCCCGACGTGGACGGCGTCCAACAAGCGCTGCGTCTCCTCGAAGAAGGAGAAACCGATGCTGGCCGGGGGCAGGCGGAAGGCTTTGCCGTTGGGGCCGAGCTCGATGACGGCGTCGGGACCGGTCGGGATGTCGCCGATCGGGTCGACGACGACCAACTCGTTGTAGACCGACTGGTTGGCGTGCTCCAGAGCGGCGGCGACGAGGCGGATGTGGGCATGCAGGACGGGGACGACCTGGTCGTACTGACCCCGGGGCTCGCCGTCGAGGCTCGGCGTCTGGCCGTAGACGCCCCGGCACATCTTGGCCCGGTTGACGTAGTCGTCGACGATCACCGACACCCACTTGGCCTGCCCGTAGAGCACCCGGGTGAGGTCGCCGGCATGGGGGATCGTCGCCGCGTCATACGAGATACCGACGGTCACCCGCTCACAGTCGGAATACTCGATCAACGTCACACCGTTGTCGTAGAAATACTCCCAGTCGTGCTCCTGCTCGGCGCAGTGGACGGCGAAGCACTCCTGATAGTGCCGGGGAAGCTGCGACACGTACATCTCCCGGGCGAAGAAGATGCGCTTGGCCACCCCCAGGCTCCCGACGTCGGGCTCGGGGTAGCAGGAGGCCGGGTCACGCCACTCCAGCCGGCTGCCATTGGTGCCTCCCGGCCCGTCGTTGACGACCATCCACGAGGCGTAGCCGTAGGCGCCGACGCCGATGGAGCTCATCTGGAAGAACAACTTGCCGCCGGCCCGGTCGAGGTAGGAGGCCCCCAACTGCTCCATCAGGGCGGCCTTTTTCTCCGACATCTCCTTGCCCGGCCTGGACGCGGCGACCCGCACCGTCGGCACCATCGCCGCGGCGGCCGCGGTGTCCTCCAGGCCGACGTGGATGATGTTGGGGGACTTGGAGAACAACCGCGAGTCGTCCTCGTCGACCACCGACCAGTCGCCGCGGACCACCCGGGCGATGAGGTCCATGCGCTCGTCACGTTCCACGTGACGCTCGGCGAAGCGCTGCCACAGCTTGGTGAACACCCGGGCGTCCCACATCTCCAACCCGGTCACCGGGTCGACCACGTCAGTGCCGTAGAGCATCGCCCACCTTCTTCTGTGCCTCACGCCCGGTGAAGTTCCAATACCCGGCGATGAACTCGCCGCCCGACTGCTGGGCCGGACGCCCCTCCACCGCCGAGACGTCGATCAGGCGGGGAAGCACCCCGAAGCGGTCGGGCACGCCGGGGCCCCGGAGGATGACGACCACCTCGTCGTCGCCACAGGCCCGACAGGCCTCGGCGGCCGTGGCGAACTCAACCGAGCGCACCGTCGGCCTCGACGTTGACGAAGCGCACCGGCCTCGCCGGACGCAGATCCACCCCGAAATCCCTGGCACTGACCGGCCGCGACCCCTCCCGCTCGTGCACCCTTCGGCGCTTGAGCAGATCGGCGGGCACATGCCTCGTCGCCGGCCGGTAGGACCGGGTGCGGTTGTGCTCGAAGGCCAACCGGCACCCCGTCTCGGCGATCCAGTAGGCCATCATCAGATCGGTCGGCGCCCCCTCCATCGGGAAGCGCATCAACTGCTCCTCCAACTCGCCGACCGCCCGTCTGGTCCTTCCGTCACCCCACGGGAGGCTGACCATCCGGTTGTGGAAGCTCGTCGACATCGTCTCGATCCCCCAGTTGGAATCCCACTTGCCGGCCACGCCCCGCTTCGAGTTGGTGTTGTGGCGGTCCATCCGGGCGCCGGCGTCGGTGAGATGGTCGCGGTACTCGCGCGTCTCGAAGATCTGGCTCTGCAGGGCGACGGTCTCGTAGCGGACGCTTTGGACGTTGTACCTGCTGGTCCAGTCGAAGATCTGGGCCTGCATCTGGGGCTGGGTCATGCTCCTGACGTTGCACAGGTCGACCAGGTAGCGCATCCCGCTCGAGCGGTCGATGCCGAGCAGCACCATCGCCGTGAAGCCGGCCTGCTTGCCGTGACCGGCCGGATCGACGCCGAGGACGATGGCCAGGTTCACGCCCCGAGGCAACTGGCCGAGGATCCGATCAGGGTCGCGGGCCTGTTCCATGTGCTCTTTCGTGAAGCTGGCCCCCTCGGTCATGAAGTCGTTGTTCTGGTAGAGCAGCTCGAACAGCTCGGCCGTCGTGCGGCCCTTGCGCTTCATGGCCTCGGCGAAGTCGATGTGGTCGGGCCACAGGGTTGCCTCGTCGTCGTAGCTCAAGATGCACGGATGCCTGAGCACCGTGTAGTCGCTGATTC